GGTTAGCAATGGGTGGAAGTCGATTCGGTATATTTGGCGGATTAATGAAAGAGTTTGGTAGTTCTGTTGTCAAAGCTATTCCTGGACTTGGTGCCCTTGTCGGAACTATATTAGTACTTGGTAAAACATTATGGGATGCCGGAGCGGCTTTACTCAGATTTCTTGGTATTATAGGTGACGAAAAAAAATCTACAGCTGACGCCGCAGAAGAAGCTCGTAAAAAAGCTGAAGCACAAAAGAGAGCAGGCCGAGAAGTTACCGATGCGTTAGCAAAAGAAAAAGCCGCATTAGATTCAATTTTATCAGCTTATAAATTACAAAACAAAGAAGCTAATACTAAATTCAAATTTGATACTGATGCTTTACATATGGCTGAAGCACAAAAAGTATTACAAGAAGAACAACTTAGTGCCTATAATAGATATTTAGGTGAGTTTAATAAATTACAAGATCAATTTAATGAAAAGAAACGCAGTGGTAGTGAAAGTGATAGGGCAATGCTACCATCTATTACTGCTACACAAAACAAATTAACAAAAGAATACCTAGCACAAAAAGATGCTATTACTAATTTAGTAGCAGAGCGTGTTAAAGAAACACAACTTAAACAATTAGAACTATTTCAAACTAAATCATTAATTGAAAGTCAAAATCAATTACAGGCAATACAAGATGAAATTGCTAAGTCTACAATGAGTGAATTAGAAAAGAAATATTATGATATCGAAGCCGCAGCCCGAGCCAGTGCTAAAGCCGCAATTGAGGCTGAAGAAGCAAGGCGCAATGCTAAAATGCCAATTGCTGAACAACAGCAATATTATGCTGAAGCCGCTAAAGGCAATGAACAACTTAAGAAAGCTGCCGAAGAACAATATAAAAATAGTAGAAGATTCTCAACAGGTTGGAAAACAGCTTTTGATGAATATGTAAGTAATGCAACTAATGCCGCAATGAAAGCAGAAAGTATATTCCGAAGTTTATCACAAAACTTAGAAGATGCATTGTTTAGATTCTTCACTACAGGAAAACTAGGTTGGAAAGATTTTGCTAACAGCGTTATCCAAGAAATGATCCGCATTGAAACAAGACAACTTGCCGCAAACATCTTAACCGGTGGTAGAGGATCAATGGGCAAGTCAGGAAGTGGCTTGTTAGGTCTTGGTGGATTATTTGGATTTTTAGCTAGTGGTGGTCCAGCAACAGCTAACAAACCATACATTGTTGGCGAACGCGGCCCAGAATTGTTTGTACCAAATACCAGCGGAACTGTTGTACCTAACAACGCATTAGGCGCTAGCACCAATGTAACTTACAACATCAATGCTGTGGATGCCCTAAGTTTTAAACAAATGCTGGCACAAGACCCAACATTCTTACATGCTGTCGCGGAACAAGGTCGCAGACGCTTACCAGGAGTTAGATAATGTCATTTCAATGGATTATAGATAATGCTGAGACATTATCAATCGATACACAACAAGTAGTTGGACAATCAATTACACGCAACAATACTGTACGCACTACAAGTCGTGGCGGTGGCATTTGGCGTTTTACTGTTAAACTGCCAGATGGTCTTAGTTGGACACAATTTAGAGATGACATCAGCAAAGCCGAAGCATTAGGTCGTGTATCTACTGCTACAATTAGCCTTAATGCTACAGGTCATGATTGGTTGTACAAGTATCAAGGTAATAGTGTGAACTCAACGGGATTTGTTGCATCAATCACTGGTGGTAGCACAACAATTACACTAACAACAAGTCCAACAACTAGTTCAGGATATAAATTCCGTGCTGGCGATTATATCCAATTAGGAGCAACTGGTAAGGTATATCGTGTGGCCGCTGATGTTGCGTATAACAGCAACTCAGTAACACTTAACCGCGCTGTAGAAGAAACTTCAGCAACTGGCGTTGCTTTGCGTGTAGGATCAAATTGTGTATGGACAGTGGTCTGCACAGAATTTCCGCAGTGGACTTTAATCAGCAGAGATCAAATTGGATGGAGTGGCCCATTTGTATTTTATGAGAATAGAGTATGATTATAGATTTAAAAACTTATAACAGCATTGAAGTTGCTACTTTAGTCAAGTGGTCTATTCCTAATTTTGACACAGCCTACATTAGCGATTATTCTACATTGTTAAGTAACGGAGTTGACACTTACACTAACATTGGAACATTACTAAGCGTTACCAGCACAGTAAGTGAATTAACATCAAGTCCTGGTGAAATTACAGTTAATCTTAGCGGTATCCCAACAGGTCAAATTACCAATATTATCAACGAAGAAATTAAAGGTAGTACTATTGATATCTATCGTTCGTATTTTAATGCTTCAACACATCAACCTCTTGATTTTATCCCCGGCGGGTCAACAGAAAATACCACAACAATTTTTAGTGGTATTGTTACAAACTATGCTATTAGTGATAGTGTAGATAATGGTGCTGGACTTGCTATTTCAACAATTACACTTACATGTGCTAGCCAGGTTGAGATTCTAGCAAATAAAACTAACGGCCGTAGAACTAATCCTGCTGATTTTCCTAATGAAAAAAGTATGGACCGCGTTCGCGCATTAGCCAACAGCAACTTTAACTTTGGAGCACCATAATGGAATTTTTTAGTACAGCTTGGAACTGGCTTAAAGGATCTAGCGTTGCTAAAAGTCTAGCAACCGTAGCTGTATTGGGCTACGCTAGTCGATTAATTGGCGGTAACACCGACCCTGCTAATAATCAACAAGCACCTGAGCCAGATAAAGGCATCCGTTTACAATTAAACCCTAGCACAGAAAATCAAATTCCTGTATTATACGGTGAAGCGTATTTTGGGGGTAATATTACTGACGCACAACTAAGTGCTGATTATAAGAAAATGACTTACTGCTTGACATTAGCAGAAGCCACAGACGAATTACTCAGTAATCCAGGAAATTACACTGGATTTATTTTTAAGAATGTTTACTTAAACAACAATCGTGTGGTGTTTAAGACTGATGGATATACTGTTGATTACACATTAGATGCCGGCGGCAATCAAGATATTAGTTATCGTGATTTAATTAAGATTTATTTTTATGTAAATGGTCCACTACAGCCACAAGGTTATAGCGGCACAACTCCAGCAAGTTATTCAGTAATGCCGGGGTGGAATAGTACTGACTATCCAATGACTGATTTAATTTATGCCATTGTAGAAGTAACATACAACAAAGACAAAAATGTAACAGGCTTGCCAGAATGTATTTTCCATGTTGATACAAACATGAAGAAGCCCGGTGATGTGCTATTAGACTACATGAAAAGCACAACATATGGTGCTGGATTAGATGTAAGCCAAATTAATTTACAATCACTAATTGATCTAAACACTTACGCCAACACTGGATTTACATATACCAATACCAGTAACCAAAGCGTAACAGGATCAATCACAATCAATGGTTTAGTTGATACAACACAGCCTGTATTGGACAATATTCGTAAACTAGCAGAGGCTTGCAGTAGTTGGATTACTTACGATCCAACACTAGGACAATGGGTTGCGGTTATTAATAAATCTGGATCCAGTGTTGCGTCATTTACTGACAGTAACATACTGGGTGAAATTTCAATCAGCGGAACAAGCCTAACACAGCTAAACAGCGCCGCTGATGTCAAATATCAAAATACAGATATTTTAGACAAAGAAGATTTTATCAAAATCGAAATCCCAAGCGGCGATTTATATGCAAATGAATTTGGTAAGACTGTAGAAATTTCATTACCATTTACCAATAGCCAAGTTGTTGCTGCCAAAATTGGTTTACAACAATTAAAACAAGGCCGTATTGATAAAATTATCAAATTCAAAAGCGATTTTAGTTATATCGAACTCAGAGCCGGTGATTTAATTGATGTTACCAGCGATGTTTATGGCTTTAGCAATAAAGTATTCCGTATTATCAGCATTGCGGAAACATTTGATGACGATGGTGTGTTGTCAATGGACATTACAGCATTAGAATATGACGCAGATGTTTACACTTATGACATTACCGAATATGCTGTAGAAACAGATGATGGTATTTTAGGCATTGGTTCTATTGGCAAGCCTAATACTCCAACAGTAACCAAAACCGAACAGGCCAATGTGCCAAAGATTGTTATTAGTGGTGTTGTTCCAAGCGGTGTTGTTGATACACTTGAATACTGGATTACATTTGATACAGGAGTTAGTGAAGCCAGCCGTAATTATATTTTGATTGGCCGTTATAGCAATCCCAATGGCGGAACACTAACAGAAAACGATACGCACACTTATACCTATACAGGTTTGCAACAAAGCGATTTTTATGTTAAGATCCGCGGAACAAATAGCGTAACTGTTGGACCATATAGCGATCCAAGTGGATTAATTGCTTATGTTCCAATCGTTGTTGCTGATACAGTTAGCGATACTCCAGTAAGTGTTGGTGGACAACTAATGGGCCTAGGCTTGTTAACCTTGCTTAACAATTTAGATAAGTTGTTTGGTGGAGATACAACCACCGGAGGTATATTTGACAAGATATTCAGTTTATTCCAAGAAGAAACAGGAGTTGATCTAGTTGGTCAAGCTAGTGGTGGAAGTTTAGTTGTTCAAGGTAATATTGGCATTAAAGATGAAGGTAATACTCTTACAACTACAACAAGTAGTATAGACTTTGTTGGTGATGGCGTTACTGTTACTAATACTGGAACTGCTGTTACAGTTACTATTGGATCCACAGGCGGTGGTGGAACTGGCGGAACTGGCGG